TAATTCAAGAGGCTATCCAATCTGCGATGGATGCGAGAGCGAACAAACTTGAAATTACAGCGGAAAAGGTTCTGCAGGAGATAGCAAAGCTGGCGTTCCATGACCCGAGAAAGTTTTTTGATGACGATGGAAGGCTGAAACCTGTCTCTGAATTGGATGACAACACCGCCGCTTGTCTTGCTGGTATCGAAACAATGCACAAGATTGTTGGTGACGAGAAAGACGGCTGTGTCGTGCTGACGAAAATCAAGATTGCCGATAAAGGAGCGAACCTGGAAAGGCTCGGTCGGCACCTGAAGCTTTTCACCGACAAAGTAGAATCCAATGTCAACGTGGTCCATTCCGGCGTATTAAGGGTGCCCGGAATTGCAACACCCGAGACATGGGGCAAGAAGGAATGACAATCCCCGTTATCTGGGAGCCGCAGCCGGGCTCTCAGACGCTTTTCTTGACCTGTCCATACTACGAGGTGCTTTACGAGGGAACGCGGGGCAACGGGAAAACAGACAGCCTTCTGATGGATTTCGCGCAGCATGTCGGTGAAGGGTTTGGCGCGAACTGGCGAGGCATTCTTTTTCGACAAACGTACCCGCAGCTTGCCGACGTGGTAGCGAAGAGCAAGAAGTGGTTTTTTCAGATCTTTCCCGGCGCAAGGTTCAACGCGGCTGATTATACCTGGAAGTGGCCGACCGGTGAAGAACTGCTACTCAGGCACATGAAAAGCCCCGATGATTATTGGAACTATCACGGGCATGAATACCCTTGGATCGGATGGGAAGAGTTGACGAACTGGCCCTCCCTTGACTGCTACGATAAGATGAAGGCGTGCAGCCGGTCAAGTCATCCGGGAATGCCGAGGAAGTACCGGGCAACATGCAACCCTTACGGTGTCGGTCATGGCGTAGTCAAGATGCGATTCATCGACCCCGCCCCGGCGCTCACTCCGATAAACGACGAACATGGGCAAGCCAGGGTAAGGATTCATGGTGATGTTGAAGAAAATCAGGTGTTACTCAATGCTGACCCTGAATACCTGTCGAAACTGGACTGCATCGAGGATGAGAATCTCAGAAAAGCTTGGCGTTACGGAGATTGGGATATCGTTGCGGGTGGCATCTTCACCGAAGTTTGGAGCGCACCACATCACGTCTTGCAACCGTTCGACATCCCCGCTTCATGGCGAGTTGACCGGGCCTTTGACTGGGGATCTTCAAAGCCGTTTTCTGTTGGCTGGTGGGCCGAATCGGACGGCACAGAGGCCAAACTTCCAGACGGCACAACACGTAACTTCCCGAGAGGGACGCTGTTCAGGATTCAGGAGTGGTACGGCTGGACCGGCAAGCAGAACGAGGGCATGAAGTTGCTGGCCTCCGACATCGCCCGGGGCATCCTGGAACGCGAGAAGAAGATGAAGCGCACCGTATACCCTGGACCGGCTGACAATTCGATATTTGACACGCAGGACGGGCATTGCATAGCGGACAATATGGCAACCGCAGGCGTCAGGTGGACACGCTCAGACAAGGGACCGGGCTCAAGGATGAACGGGTGGGAACTCATTCGGCAACGGCTATCAGCCGGGAAGAAATTTCCCATGGAAGAGCCGGGCCTGTTCGTGTTTGAGCATTGCAGGCAATGGCTAAGAACGGTCCCTACCCTGCCCCGTGATGAGAAGAAGCCGGATGACGTTGACACGGACGCTGAAGATCATGCTGGAGACGAAACCCGGTATCGAGTAGCGATGCCGAAGCGAACTATCACCACCTCGGACGCCTGGTAACAGGAAAGAAAGGGAAGAGAATGGAATTATCAGAAATCAAAAGTGTTTTTGTTCACTGGTCAGAATCAGGGCTGATTAACGCTGAGCTGGGGCATGATGATGAAGGCGACATCAACAAAGAGGTTGACCCGGCGACCTTTGACGATCTTGTAAAAAGGGCGGCGGCTCTGGTGCCTCCGGGGTACGACAAGACATGTCTTACTGTGACTTTTCATAATGGCACCGTCTACGGCAAGAACGGAGGGTGTAAGTTCTACCTCACACCGAGAAAAGACAGCCTTGTGAAGCTCATTGAAGAATAATCAGTAGTAAACCACCTCCCTTTGTCGGAGAACACCGACCAGGAGCAACCATGCAGCAGAAAACCGTAGCAGATCCCTCCCCCCGCGTAGCAGAACTGGAAGAAAAGCGCGCCCTTACCCGCTGCATCATGGGCGGGACATTCGCAATGAGGCAGGCAGGGCAAACATACCTCCCGAAGCATCCTGCCGAATCCGACGGCGTTTACAAGACCCGCCTACAGAAAACCTTCCTGGACAACTTCGTAGGCCTCGCAATCGACAAGGCCGCAGGGAAGCTGTTCAGCAAGGAGATCCAGATTGACGAACTTCTCGGCGACATCGAAAGGTTGATTGAGAACATCGACCGCCAGGGCCGCGCCCTCGACCCTTTCGTGTTGGACGTGGCAAAGACGGCGTTTCAGGACGGCATCAGTTACGTCCTGGCCGATATGCCCCGCGTGGAGGGGGTCCAGACGCTTGCAGACGAGAAGGCTCTGGGCGTCCGTCCCTACGCTATTCACATCAAGCCCTCGTCTGTCCTTGAAATCGTATCCGAGATGATCGGAGGCGTGGACACGCTGACCCGTGTGCGAATCCGTGAGGTGCTATCCATCCCTGACGGGTGGGATTACATCACCATCGAGCAGATCCGGGTGTGGTATCGGGAAAGCGGTGTGGTGCGGTGGGAACTGTACCGACAGGAGCAGGACCGCAAAACGTGGTACTTGCATGACGAGGGCGTGACCACGTTCAAGGCGATCTACCTGGTGCCGTTCTACACGAACCGCACGGGCTTCATGGAAGGTGAACCGCCGTTTCAGAATGTTGCCGAGTCGAACCTTGAGCACTGGGTAGTCAAATCCGAATTCTCTCATGCGCTTTCTATGCAATGTTTCGGGATGCTGACGGCAACCGGCGTGAATATCGAGGATCAGATAGAAGTCGGCCCGGGCAAGGTGCTGAAGGCGTCGGCGCCAGAAGCGAAGTTCAGTTACACGGAACCATCCGGGGAGGGCATCACGCTTTCCGCTGATGCGTTAAAGGCCATCGAGTCCCGCATCGAGACCGCAGGCGTCAACCTCCGCGTGGAGAACGCCGGGAAGGTCACGGCGACAGCGGCGGCCCTCGATAGTGAGGACACAAACGCCGGACTGAAGGCCGTGGCCAACGGATTCAGCGATTCCATTGAGCTGCTCTTTTCCTATTTCGCAGAGATGATGGGCCAGCCGAAGGAAAGCGCCGGGACCGCTCACGTCAATGATGATTTCGGGCAGCGACACGGAACGGACGCAGGCATGGCAGAAGTCACGAAGGGTCGCGCCCTGGGTGACATCTCCCGCGAGGCGTGGGTGGAAATCATGCAGTGGCGCAATGAAATCCCTGCGGATTTCGACATCGAGGCCGACGCGGAACGAATAGCAAGCGAAGGCCCGCCATTAGCATCATTTACTAACCAGAAAAGCTCGGGTACTCCTGATAATAGCGGATCTAACGATAACGGTCAACAAGGAGCGCAACAATGAAAAAGGTTTTCCTGATTATGGCAATAATGATGCTGGCAACAATGGCCTATGCGGAAAAGGGGCGGTTAATGGTGGAGCCTGGCGGCAACTTGAGATTCCCGGTGTTTGCGCCGGATCCTGCTTACGACCTTCTGTTGACGCCTGCCGTCACCGCTATTCCTGTTGACGGATACCTGGCTATCAGCATCACGTCAACCACCGATGGACAGATGTGGAAGTCTGATACCAACAGTCGGGCGGGGAAAGTGGCGATCCCGGTTAAGGCAAATACGCCCTTGCTTCGCGGTATTGCGGCTCCGGTCAAGTTCGTCATCTATTCCGGCGTTACCGGTCCGGTGGAACGGCAATGAAGGCGGCACTCGTCATCATCATGCTTGCGGCCCTGTGCGGCTCCGCTTTGGCAGAGGAACAACAGGTCGTGGCATTCAACTTCGATATGGGCTTCAGTCTGGGCATGACCGAAAACGTTTATGTCCCGGTTGTGCCTGATTACCTGCTCTTGGCCGGCACGGCAGATAACTTGACAACTCCCGCAGGGGATCAACTGACTACTCCGCAGTGAGGTGAACATGAAACGGATACTTTTTACATTATTCCTGGCCCTCTTTGCGGTGCCTTCATGGGGCGCTGATATAGCTCAAAATGCCGTTACTGACAGGGCAGGTAACGTGACCGTCAACGACTACCTCAACGGCTATGCTGGCACGACGAGCTATCGGTTCACGGTTAACTCCATCCTTGGCCTGAAAACCTCGGTCAGTGGCAACGCAGGGACTGCCACGGCACTGGCCGCAAACGGAAGTAACTGCTCCTCCGGTTACGCCCCCCTCGGAGTTGACGCATCCGGCGCATCAGAGGGGTGCTGGCAAGTCACCCCGGCGGCGATAGGCGCACTTGCAACGGCAGGGACGGCGGCGAACTCGTCGCAGCTTGAGACCCACGCGGCGTCATATTTTCAAGTTGCCCTCACGAATCCTCTTGTCGCCGGGACGCTCACGACTGGATATTTCTGCTCCAAAAACGCCGGGACAAACACCATTGATTGCAACACGCAGTACCCGACTGCCTCGGCGTTATCGGCGGCCTACATTGATTGGAACGCCTCAAGTGGCGGAGCTTTCATCTCCAACAAACCGACACTTGGAAGCATGGCAGCACTCGCAAATCCACTCACGACAGCAGGTGACATTTGGGTAGCAGGGGCATCAGGCGCACCGGGACGGCTCGGAGTAGGAACGGATAGTTACGTCCTGACAATCTCACCATCAACGCACTTGCCAGTATGGGCGGCGGCAACCGGCGGCGGCTACACAAACTTGACATCTTTCGTCGATCAAACTGCGTGGCGGGTGTTCTACTCTGACGGCTCAGGGGATGTGAAGGAGCTGGCCCTCGGCTCAGACGGTACATATTTGAGAAGCAACGGGGCATCATCAGCACCCACATTTGACACGCCCACAGGCGGAGCGCATGACGCGGTAACATTGAGCACCGACCTCGGCAACAACCTGCTCGGTTTGAGCACTCAGCAAATCACCCTCGACAATCAGACGGCAAATTACATCTTTGCAGGTCCGGTAACGGGCGCGGCGGCGGCTCCGGCGTTCCGTGCCCTTGTGAGTGCTGACATCCCGGCGAATGCAGCGAATACCAGCGGCACCGCGGCAAACGTCA